ACTATTCAGTAACGATACATTTCTGATTACAACAACAGCAGTAGGTATAGTAACGGATCGTTGACCTTGAGTAAGTACAACACTTGCATCTGTTGTATGTGCGTTACTAAGATCAACAGTGCGATAAATGCGTAATTCTGCATTTTCAATAAAGTTATCAAATTGAGCAAGGAACGCAGTTTCGTCGCTTTCCCACCAGACTTGAATCTTTGCTACTAATTCTGCGTATGTCATGCAACACTCACGGTTACTTGTCCAAGCTCACATTCTAACTCAATTCCTGCAAATGCTTTACCAATTGTAGACGAGGTACGAATGACGCCTTGCCCTGCTTCTACATCATTATCCGGTCTTGGATTTTCCAATGCTTCAGGATCAAGCGGAAAATGCGTAGGAAATTCTAATGGGTCTTTACGATCAAAACATTCATCACAAACTTTAAGACCAGTCCACTCTAATCTTAAATCGTTTAAATAATGTTTATCGCCACAACGATCGCATATACCTTTTGCAAATTTTCCAGAAGTAAACTGTCCCATTAGTATTGATCAGTCAACCCAATAACCCCATTTCGGATCATAGCGACCACCCCCTCTACTACGAGGTGGTGGTTCAACCCCTGTTGTTTTCCAAGTATTATAAGCAGTACTATTCATATTGTCTGGTTTTGTTGCAGGTGCTTCTTTAGCACCACCGCCACCGTATTTTGCCATGTACGCTTCATATTCTGGATTAATGCGTTTTTCGTTTGTGTAATCAATAGGAGCAGTAGGATATAAGTCAGTACTAACATATTGTTGGCTTAATTCATTAGGTACATAATTATTATACAAACTGGCAATACCTTGCGACCCTAATACACCATTATCAGCAGTAATCAATTGCCCTGTATACGTATCACGATACGCATCACCTTCCGGTTCATATTTATAAACCGTTCCGTTAAAATTAAACATAGACGGGTGTGTTCGATCATTAGTAACAGGGTCTTGAACACCTGCAGTATGTTTTGATTTCAAATCCGTATAGTTAGGCATTTGAGTTTGATAACTCGCACTACGGTTTGTACCACCCATTTGCATAGCCCTGAATACAGGGTCTTCATCAGCTAAATATTGATCAGGTGCTTTAGGTGTTTGGTTGTATCGATCATTTTGGCCATAAGGACCACCATCGCTGCCTTCTGTATTACGACCATACCCGCCGCGATCACCTAAACCACTGTCATGACCTGGTTCACCACCATCGCCCATTCCGCTTGTGCCGGGTCCATCGTTATCACCTGCGTTAGAATCACCACCTACACTTGCCATAATTATACTCTCGCTACTTTCGGTAACACTTTGAATGGGACACGCTCTCTATCTTCATCCAATGCGTCCATTAATTCCTGTTCATATAACATCTTGGTATCCGCAATACGCTCTGGCTTAAATTTCTGTGCCAAATGATAAGTTAATCCTGATGTAATAGCGGGTGCAAAACGACTTGGTATATCAATGGTATTTTGAGAAGTGCTGATGTCTTCAATACGCTCCATCGCATAAAACCTGACCGTATCGGTTGAATTTTCAGGCGCAAGGTAAATATGAAGAACAGGCGTTGTTTTGCGTTCTAACCAAAATTGTGAAGGTCTACCTTGCGTAGCCTTGTTAGGACGAGTTTGATATTCACTACGTGACAATCGATTCATTGTTGTATCGGTTGTTCCGCGTCGCAATACAACATCCGTTATATCGGTAATGTCAGATGCTAATGTATAACTGGTTGTTCCCTGGACAAGTGCTTGCGTTGTTAATACCAGTTTCCAAAGATTGATTTGTTTATTACTAAGATGTTGCAACAACAGATTAAGAGATCGTCTTGCGGTTTTGGCTTGATAACCAGTACGCAATTCAATCTGTAATCGCTCGTATGCTTCTTCAATCGTATCAGATACATCAAGCTCAAATGCAGTAGTACCAGACGTTGCCATCTACTTCTCCTATTTATTACGAGGAGTATACACTCCTCGTAATAAGGTTAAAGTGGATTACGTAGCAGTTACGCCAGCTTGTACGTTGGTATGACCAGAAATATAATACCGAGTACCGTTGGTCGTAATCGTAACCCAATCGCCGACTACTGCTTGTGAGGCTACCAAGTTTACCTGTGTAAATGCAGCACTGTAAGCAGCAACGGCTGCATCAGTTAGTTCTGCAGAGCTGAATCCACCAGTTAGAATGTTAGTATCTGATGCAGCATTTTCCGTAATAATGTAGGCGGTAGTTGGTGCTATTTCAACTCGGAAATGAACAGTCCAACCCGCCGTGACGGTTGATACTGCAGGTAGTGTTACGGTAAAACCACCGGCCAGATTAAGGCCGAATGTTTTTCCACTGTCATCTTTATCCAACGACTTAGTGGTGATCAACGATTCGTATGCACCCGCGCCTACTGCAACCGGGCCTGAGAAATGTGTTATTGCCATGATATTATCTTCCTGCGATCTCTCGCGTCAACTCCCGTCTTTCAGGGATCTATGGTTTTGTTTGAAGTTTGATAGTAGCAGTAACGTTTAATTTCGACAACTCATAAAAAAAGCCACCCGAAGGTGGCTTTTAGTTTTACTACATCAGAACTAAATACCTTCTGAGCCGTAAATGCCACGCCAGTCAGACACACCGAACGAATAACGCTCACGTGCCTTGTAACGCATATTACCGCTATCAAAGTCGCCTTCCATACCAGTCTTCATTGCAGCACGAGTAAAATGCTTCAGTGAATTCGGGCAATCCGTCATCAAGTACCATGCGTCAGGATCAGTCAGGTAATGATTAATCTGATAACCACCAGGAATTGCCGAAGCACTCTTGATTGCGTTCAGATCATTATCTGCTGTTTCAACACGGCCAGTTGACATCAACACGCGTTCTGCAACGAATGTCAGATCAGGTGGAAGAACAAGGTTCTTAGGCTTAACCGCAATGTCCAAACCGCGTTCATCAGTCCAACTTGCAACGGTGATGTAAGCTGCTTCAAGTGCAGTTTCAGACAAATCAACACCAGTAGTTGGTGAGTTAAGATTTGTATTACCTGCGTAAGCAACGTGTGCGCCACACAATTCAACACCGTCACCAATGACGTTGCCAGAAAATGCGTTGTTCAACACGGCAGCACCTTTAACGTTCTTGGTATGAGCCATAGAACGAGCGAGTGCTTTGGTATAACGGGCTGACAATTTCTCGTACAGATTATCCTCAATGGATTCTTCTGTCAGGGCAAAAGCCAGTGCGATTGTTTCATGGTCGTACCGAGCAGTCCAAGACTCAGCTGCAGTGTCATAACTAACACTCCCGCCTTCATCTTTAACTACACCCGCACCAAATCCAGTCAACAGGACTTCTTCTTCAAAAGCCTTATCCGATCCTTCACTTTCAAAGATCATCTTGGTTTCATCAGAATGAGTTTTGTATTCCAGACCAAACAGTGCATTCAGACCAGGTTCCAGTTCAGCTACTAGCTGTGCTCTATTAATAGCCATTAGATAGCCGCTCCTGCAGCATTCAGACGCTGATGCTTATGGAAGACCACTTCGATCTCCGCATTCGCACCCCACGCGTTACCCGCTACGTTGTGAAGTCCCAATTGGCGGAATTGGTCAACCGTACTTGCACTCTCATTAACCTCTTGTGCAGAGCGACCAGTAGCAGTGCTACCCGCCGTTGCCGTAAGATCAAGTAGTGCACCGTTGTCTGCAAACGCAGCAGTACCAGTGGTTTGCGCTTTGAAAACGATGTTGGGATCGGCATATACATAACCAACTGCATCCGCATCGCCTTTAGTCGCTTGCGCGGCTGGCCAATACTTACTGTAGACAATTTCGCCAGAAGGTGCGGTGTATTTGCAACCAGCGAATACGCCAACTGCAGCACCGGCAGAAGTCGCTGTACCTACCTTAATGTAACCGGTAGCTAGTGCTTCTACCATATCGCCAGAAAAAATAGCGGCTGCAGTCTCTTTTGCAATCGGCATCTCCTCCATGCGAATAGTCCCACCCGTCAAATGACGAATAGGGGTAAACCCGTTAGGGGCATCAAGATTAGCCATGAGCTAATTCTCCTATAAAAAAACAAACAGAAATAAACGGAAAACCTTACGATCCTCCACCTTTGTTTTCTGGATTGCCGAATTCTGTTGTAGATTTCCGGTGGGGCGCCAGAATGGGCATAGTTGGGTTAGAATTTGCCATCAACTCATTGTCGATTGCTTGCATCTGTGACTTAGTGCGTTTCTTATAATAGTCACGACGTTCTTCCATCGTTTCTTTAGGGATACGCGCTAACATCATTCCACCTACACTTATTACGCCTGCATGTTTGCCATCATCAATAGTGGGTGCATCAAATCCTGGATATTCAGATGAACGAACGAGTTCAAAACCTTCTCGCATACGTTTGCTCATGTTCAGCTTATCCGGACTATTTGCCATCTCTGCTCTTATCCACCGATGGTGAAAACCTTCGGGTGGGGGTGGAGCATCCAACATTGACGGTGGTCGCCATGTTTTTCTGCGTGTTTGTTTATCACGAGTCTTAGCAGAGCGGGTTTCTCTGGATACTTCGGTATTTTCGGAATTTCCCATTTTATTTCCTTTGCAGGTCTTATAACCTGTGTTAGTTAATAATACTACTTGTCTTTCAAGTAAGCTTCAAGTGATTTAGCATACTCTGTTAACGGTACGCCTAATTTTTTAGCAACCCGTACTTGCGCTGCTGACAGGTGGACACGACCTGTTCTATTACGATTTACGGCGTTACTGTTAACGGGTGTGACACTGGATTGTGGATTTTTAAGGTCAGGTGTTGCTACTGTAGTTGATCCTTTGAAATGAACACTGTCTGGATAATTCTTACGAATTCTATTATCCAACTCTCTATAGTACGCATCTGTTTGCGGTAAATAACCGTCTTGTGTTACCAAGGTACGATGTATCGTTAACGCAGCTTGTGTCATTTCTTTATCTTCACCAAACCACTCGTTAGTTTCTGCCCATGCTTCTGCTTTAGGGTCAACCGTTTCTCTATGAATTGGAGGTGGTGTATACGCAGGTGTTTCATCAACAGGTTCCTCTAATACGCGCCTGAAACGAGTTTCAGTTTGCGCGGCCAAGTCCAGTTGATTACCCAATCGTGCTACTTTTTGCGTAGCATCTGCAACACCTTGTGAATCGTTAAGGCTATGTGCATTGGCTAAATCCATTCTAGCCCTGTCTAACTCCATTTCTAATCGAGTTTTATGCTCATTAATAAAAGCACCATCTTGATTAGTCTGGTTTTTCTTAAGTTTTGAGTTTTCTTCTTGCGTACGCTTTGCAAACTCAATAGCTTCATCACGTTGGCGTTCTGCCTCGCGTGTAGCCCAAGTCATTTTATCAATACGCTTTGCGGTTTTTTTACCGTGAATATCCCGTGCTTCAGGATGCGCATCCATAAACGCTTTATACTTTGCTTCTATGCTTTCATCAGATTCAACTATTTCTGGTTCTTTTTTTGTTTCATTGCTAACACCCTTGATACCGTCTTCCGATGCAGCACTTTCGAGTTGATCTTCAATATTCGGATTTACTTCAACCTCAACTTCAAGACCGTCTTCAATCTCATCCGCAGGTTTATCGTTTTCATCCATTAATGTCATTGGCATTTTAACTTACCCCTACGTAGTCAGCAGGCTCTTTAACAGTAGCCAGTATTTCATCATCATTTAATATTCGACACGACAAGCCATCTTGATCACGATCACCGTGCATTGTAATTTTTGCACCCGCATAACGACCAAAGATTACATAATCACCAGGTTTACACCACGGTTCCAA